GGATGATTCGTTTGGTCTTACTTTTACAATTAACGTTGAAATATCAGCATCTTCTGAGGCAACTTTATATGTTTGTTTTCCAAATGTATTAACAATATACGAAAAAGTAACCAAAGACCCTTCATAGACGGTAACTTTATCAAGTATAGCCTCACCTGTAGTTTGATTTACACTAACTGTAATATCATTTAAAATATTCCAAAGATATGCACCACCTGATGCTACAGCACCCTTTTTCAAAGTAACTGACGTTGGATATGACCCATTTGTTTGTTCTGTTGTTAAATTCAGTTTTAAACAAGATTTAGATGCACTAATAGATCTAGGCACATAATTCAATAACTTAGCAATATTAACAACATTATCCCGTACTGTAGCAGAAGGCAAAAATACCTCATTTAATGCCATATTTGCATTAAAAGCGGTATAATACGTGTTATATGCTAATAGATCAATTAAATACGACAATGATGATCCATCAAAATCATAATCAGTAAACTCACTACGAGTTCTCAAATACGACTTTATTGATGATTTTACATCATCGAAATCTAATGCTGTTAGGTTATTTGGTTGCATTACTCTGGTCTCTGTAAAACAAATTCTATTGTTTCAACAATGGGTAAACCAACTATTCTATATTCAAGTGATACATTTAATTTATTCCCCTCAATGATTGGAGTAACATCTACCTTAGTAAGTGATACTCTTGGTTCATATTGATTGATTGTCGTCCTTATTTCTTCCGCAATAGTATCTGCAGTAAATGCATCTAGCGGTTCAAATAAAAGTCTGTTTACGGACGAACCGACTAACGGTTGAAACGGTTTTTCTCCAGGAGAGGTCAAAATTATGTTTTTGACTGCTTGTTTAATGGAGTTATCATTATGTACGACAGAAAGATCGTCAGTGAAAGGATTTCTAGCAAAATTAACCGAGAAGTCTTTAAAACTTCTCGATCTTTTTAAGTCAGAACCCCCTATTTTTTTTAAAGCCATCTCCCTATCAGGACTTTATACAATTATATTTATCGCCCTTGTCCACGATAACGCTTTTTTGCTCCATTTCTACTACTAGCAGAATACTTTGAGTGCTTTCCTTTTCCCTGTCGAGTCTTCTTGGGAATTGACTCAATCATATTAGTCCCAGTCAATGACTGTTTAAAAATTGCCATAATTTAACCTCTTGTACAACCTAAAAAAACGTTTTTGCTGCATCCAGTTACTACTGAATTGCATGGATATGCCACAGTGTCATAACCAAAGGGATCTCCAAATACACCTGCTCTTCTTCCGTTAATAAAAACAGTTTTGATAGTAGCTTGATGTTGACGAGCATGTCCTTTAGCACTTTCACGACCACCTTCAATACCAACTGTACACCAATAAGCAGGATTAGTAGTACAACCTGGTGGGCATTTTTTTGGAATTCCAGTATAACATGCCTGATGTGTAACAGGTGTTGGATGTGGAATTAATTCATCTTGATCGATAATAGGAATAATCCTATTAATTAGGACATTTCTTACTATCGGTGATAAAGGAGTCTGTGGCGTTGGTGGCCATAAAGTCGTGGAATCCATGAGTTTTACGGGTTTCATCACGATCTTTGGATCCTTCGGTGGTTTTATACAACCAGGAAGAACTCCTCCTCCTAGTCCTGGATGGTGAGTTGATCCACATCCTGTTCCGTGTCCACTACAAGTTCCCATAAAAAGTGCAGCTGCACCCATACTTATTGGTCTTGCTGCTAATGGCATTCTATTGTCCTCCCTTTTTATTCATCATATGGATTACCATATGCCGCTGCTGCCCGTACCACCGTATTAGCATCTCTAGTAAGATTATGCCAGATCGACATTTCCCCACTTGCTGTCCAAGGTTGACAACCTGGTCCTCTTACAAGATTTCCAAAAGAGAATATATGCACTTCTTGAGTAGTTGTACCATCACCATTATTAATTACACCAGTATCTGTGTTTGGTGTTGCTGTTGGTTGATTACATACAAAATGTGATTTACCAATATTAACAGGTGTACAACCTAAAGTTACTGTCAACTTTTGAACTTTTTGAGGATCGGGGCGGTACTGCCGCATAAGGTATTTAGTATAAGTTGACGCATGTGGTAATTCTGTAAAACTACCTACATTAGTCTGTACCTTAGATTCGTCAATATTAACAAATTCAGGATATACTTGTTGAGTAATATCGTCAATATTTTTTATAACTTCCTTTGCTTCCAATTTTTCAAGATCTTTAATCTCTTGTTTCATATCTTCATCGATTGGAGTATCTTTTAGAAACGTTAATTGAGAAGAATAATCTGGTACAATAAGATCTTTTAATGGATCTGTTTGAAATGTTTGTAATTTACCTTGACTACGTTGATGTACACGGTCTCTTTCAGGATCCATTTTAATTTGCATAGGAGCATTTTTAAAAATATTATTGCTCTCTGCATTAACTCCACCGTAAGAGTCCTCAACTGCCTGTAAATCATCCGCAGATGCACTTATATCGCCCTCTGGAAGGGATTTCATTATACCATGGAACTCAGGGACTAAATCATCTCTTTTTGCTTCATTCTTGGTTACCTCAATTGTCTCTTCATTCGCATTAACAATGACTAATTGTGGTCTTATTTTTGCAGAATATCCCTTTCCTGGTTTAATAATGTCGACAGAAGTTAATGATCCACCACTAAAATTGCCTTTTATTTCTGCTGTTAGATTATTTCCACCAAAATCAGCAACAACTTCCAAATCAGTACCCTTATCTTTTGTAACAACCTCAAATTTAAGGTTACTATCAGTGGTTGAATAAACAAAATCTGGGTTTCCGTCATCTGTAGACTTATTTGGTATAAAATTACCGTCATCATCAGGACTAGTAATATCTAATACAGGTGGTCCTGACAATTTGTCTAAATTTGCTCCCCCATTAGTGATTTCTTTGACTTGTATCTTTGCAGCACCACCCGAAATAGTGATTTTATCACCTACAGTGTACCCAGTACCAGGTTGATTCACTGTTACACTAGAAATGCGGTCAACTAAAACGTTACTTGTATCATCAAGCATCGCACCAACTTCAATATCGACTGTTAATCCGCTTCCAGTACCTCCAGTAGTCGCAATATCTTCACCACTAGCGTATCCAGTTAACTGAGCAGTGGGATTTAAGTCGTCCATATTTCCAGTATTGAACTCATAAACGCCTCCAGAGATGTTTATATCAGTAATTCCGCCACTTTCATTAAGAGAAATCCATGCTGAAGGGTAAATAATACTATTAAAGATGTCTGGAGCCTTCTGATTAACGTCTCCCGTAACATATTGCAGCGATTTATCCAAAAATTCGTATAAACCTATCATAATTGCACGATCAGCAATACCAAAACCCGCTTTTACGGTGATAACATGGTTCCTATCAGAGGTATATTGCGTATCTTTAGTAAAATTACTACCAGATCCGTCAACATACACAATATGATACGGAAATTGTCCTACTTCAGTGTGGAAAGTGCGGGTAATTGTGTGACCATTGATCTTATCACCCAATCTCATAATATCAGTAACGTCACCACCAGAAAGAGTAGAGGTAGCACCAACAGCAGTAATCTTCAAATTCATTGTCATAGTTGCCGTTCCACCACTCTGAAGAGCAACTGTGGTAGATAATGGGAATACTTGACCTACAGTAAACCCTGTTCCATTGTTTAATATTTCAGTACATATCCATTTAGTACCAAGCATAACTGTATTTGATTCAGGTGGTGCAGCAGAATCATCAAATAAAGACTCAATTCTAAACTTTACTCTAAAATTTGATGCATTTGCTCCATCATCAATATCAAAGATTTCAAAATCAGAATTTCCAGCATCTTGATATGTCCATGGATTTTGAGATGAAGTGTAATCAATACCCTCTAACGTATTTGCATTCCATCCATCAGCATAGGTTACACCATCAAAACTAAGTTCAAAATCTAAAACACCATTAGGTACTGTAGTTGCAAACTGATCATAACTAAATGCAATCTTAAGTGATTCAGTATCGATAGCAAATAGTGTAGGGTGTGGGCAATCTGGGTCGCCAGTTAAATCTTCACATCCTTCGTACTTTAATGTGGTTTTGGCGGGGGTACACGTGAAGTTACTACAAGGAACACATGCAGTAGTACCAGAATAACTATTAGATTCACTACCTGGATCATAACCAGGTGTACCTGGCGTACCACTAGGAAGTACTGTAGTTGTAACAGTACCTTCGTCATCTTCTAACCAATATGCTGCTGTACCAATATGACCTGCTTCATCAGACGTATCGTAGATATAAGAAAACCATGTATCCGAAAATTGGAAGTCGAATGACAACATAGTCGGACAAAAATCCAAGTTAATTATAGTTGCATCAAATGCATCTCTACCATAAGTCCAACCTCCACTACAAGGGTCAGTCTTACTTGCCATTCCACAAGTTGCCGATGGTATATGTGGAGATTCGTATTCAGTTAGGTAAAATGGATGCATAATAGCATCGTTATCTCTATCAGGTATGTTATAACTGTGGATAGCGTCGGGGTCACGGATGAAGGAATGTGGATATTCCTTGTATTCAATCGTCACGCCCACAGAAGATCCTACCGTAGGAGGATTTGGTGCCGTATAGTTATAGCAATGTACTCTTCCACAAATATCTGTAAATTGATTAGTTTTACATCCCATTTTCTATCTTGTCTAACCTCTTATAGATTTCGGTAAAATTTCCTGATAAGTTCATATAGTCGTCATACCCCTTTGGTTTGTAATAAGTCTTGGCGGGGGTAGGTATCTCGGAAATATATGTTTCCACCTCTTTGAGGCGATTTCCGAGCAGTTTCAGGCACTCATTAATATTCTTTATAGCCTCTCCTATCTGTTCTCCAGTGACACCAGAAACAGGATCAGTTATGTTTGGGGTTTCGTCAATCATTTGTTTTCTTCAGTGTGAATGCAGTACCATCGTCTGATACATCATAATCTAATTCTTGGTTGAGATCCCATCCCAGTTCTTCACAAACTTCATAAGGTATCGTGACAATTAGATCACCGAAATCATCTTCTTCGAGTTTGGTTGTGAATCTATGGGACATATCTCTATAGGCGATTAATTACTTGGGGATTGTCTGTGGGATTATTCGCTTTCCACTCCATCCATAGTGTATATAGATCATTCTCTACTTGAGAGACGAATGAAGATGCATAACAATCAGCACAGGCATACATCCTAGGGTCTAGGAAGGACTCATGCCTTATAAGTTTCTCCATTGCCCATGTACGTGTTTCTTGCATACCTATTTCCACCTTGGACCAACAACCCATCCAACTAAACTTTTACGAACACCAGATTTAACTTCACATACCCTATGTCTTGTTCTCGAATCAAATATAATTATAGTACCTTTTTTATTTGGAGCAGCAAAAGGTTCCTCTAAATTAAAATCTCCTCGCTTCCGAGAATTAAAATTGTTTACTTTAAATTCTAATTCCCCACCTTCATAATCTTCTGGATCTGAAAGTTGAATTGAAAATGATAACTTTCTTACATACTCACCATTAAGTATAGCTAGATTTTCTCCATGATTAGCAGCACTACTTAATACCTTATCATTTATCATACATCTGTTTATATTATCATCAATATGCCAATTATAATATTCTCCCTTCTTATACTCCGTATATTGAATTTCATTACTATCAAGACCTTCTATGTCATACATGAAATTTTCACGATTTGCTTTCATAATATAATACCATACAAGTCCACCTACCCAATTATTACCCTCAATCCACGCATTCCCACTTTTTCTTATACTCTCAGATTTTTCTAATGAAGGATTTCCATCCTTATCTCGTACTACTGAGTCTTTTATTGATTCATCATATTTTTTTAAATCTTTAACTAAAATATCAACCATCTCTGAAGGTATCTCAGAGAATGTCCAATAAACTAAATGTGCCATGATTTTTTATGCTGTTGTAAGATTGAAGTTTACTGAAAACGTTTTTCTAACCTCATCACTTTTATGAGGAGTAACACCATGTAACATATGACCAGGAAAGAAAATAACCTCACCTGCTTTATAATCAACATGATGGTTATTGCTGTATTGTAGCAGTTTTTTCGTATTTTCGTCAAGGCATGTGTTGTTTCTGTCATAAAAGTAAAAACTTGAAAAATCTGGACCTTTATTAAAAAACATAACACACACTAAAGAATTTTCAACATGATTGTGAATTTCCTGATATTGATTACGTTGATAAAAATTTATCCAAGGGTTAAACATGCGATATTCATAAGGGAACTTCTCATATCTAAAATTTCTACAAATATCCTCACTTAATATATCTAAACTAGGTTGCACTAAACTTTTCCAATCTACAGGTGATAACAGTATTTTATCACTCTCGCAACTACTACCCCAATTAAATTTTGTATTATCGACATCCTTCTCAGTATAAGTTTCTATTTTAGAAAGAAACTCATTAAAATTGGGAATCTCATATCTCCAATAGAAGTAAGATCCCCAAACAATGTTATAGGTCATTTTTTACCTGTGAAAAATTTTTAAATACCTGTGGAAAACATTATTGGAATTATATAGCAATCGCTCTGGGGAACCTTTGTAGGTTAGGGTAGTGGCCGTTTTTAATATTTAACGGGGGCAATTTAACTGTCCTCGTTAACACTTAGCACTGTCACAGTTGTTATAACTTAGTGCATGTAATCTGTAGTTGATTGTTGTTACATAGTGCTTGCCGTGCTCATGTCTCTATTATACCTCAGATGCTTGCAGGTTGTCAAGTGCATGATTGTCGGCAACCTCCCAGAACCATCCGATTGACTTCACATACTCAAAGGGTGTCTGCCTCGGAGTGTTGGGAAATTGGTCTCCACGTTCAAAGCGGATGCCATCGATGTACCTCTCCAAATCGTAGATGGATTGGAATTGACCTCTCAGGATTTCTTGATCGTCATAGATTGTGTAGAGCATTGGCAACTGTTAGTAGATAGGATTTTTCTGAACCCCTCTCATGGTTCATTATACCACGATCTCGGAGTTATTGTCAAGGGTCTCGGAGATTGTTCGGAGTGACTTGACTTCTTTTGGGAGACGTGCTAAGAGTGCATCACCTGAACACATTTCCAGAGAGATAAAACACACACCTAGATTTATTAAAGGTTTTCCACAATCTCCGCATACTCTGTGGAAAACCTATTGTAAGGTTTCTCAGGGTCTGGGAGAATCTTATCCCATTGGTCGGAGTTAACACATAGGTTAACTTGACGGTATGGGCGTTTAGCATGTTCCGCTTCCTCAGGTGGTTTCATCCATTCGTGGAGGCATAGTGTGATATAATACTCAGAGATGAAATTGATGTAGCAAGGGTCATTTTCGTAGATGCAGAATTGACCTCTTGTGAATCGTTTCATCCTGTGGAAAAGCATCGGTGTTTTATTTAGTTTGGGGAAGGCAGAAACTAGAATCGATTTTACAAAGGCGATCCATTTTCTGTTGTTGGATTTGGTCAACCTTCTTAATGGCATTTGTGCCTATGTGGAGACCAGCAACTAAAACAGCAGCAACTAAAATAAATCTCATGTTACGCCCACTCTAAGATTTGACCGTTGAAAAACTGCTCACTCCCTCTGTTAACTCCTGACACATACCATGTCCAGTTTTTTTGAAATAGTCTTACACCAGTTACAAACTCATAGCAAAGAGCGTTCAGTCTAGACTTAGTTGTGACTGACTGCCAACCGCCATCAAAGATTTGTAACTGTCTCTCAACATGGAAATATGTAGCAATGTGATTTCCATGTAGAAACACTTTAGACTGTAGACCGTTATCAGAAGTGCTAACAGTTGTATTGCTACCTGCCCAGTTTGACTGAGTTCTGATAGCACGATTCATTTGAGATTCAATTTTACGCATGATGTGAGAAGAGTAAATGATTTGTTGGTGAGGTTTGTCCCTCATGTACCTATTATAGGGTATATGGCGTGCCTGTATACCTTTACTGTGCCACTACCTGCATTGGCATATGCAAGAGGCGAAAATCAGTTTCAATCTCTGAGAAGTAAACCCAAATACGGTCTACAAAACTTGTTGTCTTCCTTAGGTAGTAGCGATCAGAACGTGACAAAGGAAGTTTACTAAAGGTGTGATTCCTGTATGCCTTGCCGTCTGAAATGAAATGAGTACGCATGAGGGGTGAGAAGAGAAATGGTTTACAGTGTGCTTAGTGCTTCTTAGTTTGAAGCATTTTGGAAAGCAAGGTAGAACTGATCATAAAGATCATCGTTGGATGCAAATCCAGGATAACCGATCTGATCGGCAACCCAGTCGTAAGCAAAATCTAGGTCAGCACCAGTGTCCTCTACAAAGGAAGGTAACTGATTTAGAATTTCTTG